CGCCGTACAGCTTCTTCTGCAAAACCTCAATATTCTTCTTGCCCTCGTCGTCCACCCCCTCCATCTGGTTCGAGGGTGGCATAGGCTCGTTATTGTACGGATATCTCCACGGCCATGGAGTGTCGTCACCGACGATTGTGCCGGTATCGAGCACGACACCATCTGCGGTGACGTGTGGGCCGAGCAATCGGTACTGCATGGTAGCCTCCTCAGTTCGGGATAGTGACCCCAGCAGGGTACACCACATAGTCTTGCCGATCGAGAACCAGTGCTGCGAAGATCGCTCCGGCGCTGTGAGTTCCCGCACTAACGTACTGAAGCCGGTAGAACCGGGGCAGCGGCACTCCCGGCGGCGGACGAGGCACGTCAATGCCGAACAGAGTCCGTCCCGACAGCAAATCAGCCTCTACTATCGCCGGTGACTCAGCGTAAGTTGTCCACGTCCCAGGACTCCCCGCGTTATTCGGTGCGCCCTGGAACTGGATCATGAGGCTGGTACCGGCAGTGAACGTGGTGCCACACTGCACAAGCAGCTTGAGGGCCGGATCATCTCCGATCCCCATGTCACGCGCTGCCACGAGGTCGATAATGTTCGTGGACTGCTGAGTCCCGGTCGTTGGGCTGTCCGTCGAACCGGCAATCCCAGCCGTACCAGAGAATTGTAGTGCTCCATCGATAATCATGTCAGTCTCCTTAGACGATACGAGCTTCGGTGTTCAGGATCGCATCCACAGTCTTGATCGGGACGCCACGGAACATCGTAGTCACCCTCCCATCGAATGTCTCCATCGTCAGAAACACATTCGACTTGTTCATCGCCTGCAAGTCGAGGTACGTCCGTACCACTCGGTTGCAGTAGATGACTGTCCGACCCATCTGCCCTTGTACCGACGGTGAGTCCGAAGTCTGAATACCAGACATCGTTGGCGAGGCCGTCGGCAGTCGGTACAACCCTCGAACGATACCGTTGATCAGGTTGGCGGCACTCCCACCGTTAAGCAGTGTCGCGTCTATGTTGCACAGCCGCACATTGTACCGCCAGTCCCGGACCGACAGGCCGATCTCCCACTTGAAGTGGTCACGGTACACCTGATACAGGTTTCCGGAACTGTCTTGTGTCGGCCACTCTCCCATGTCATCGTGCCGCAGACCAGTCATCTTTCCCTTGGGGAAAATTCCGTGAGTCGTACGCTCACCCCACGTCACGATCCAGAGGGAAGTGTTGGTCGAACCAGTACCTCCCATGTCGATCACATTCCCGGCGGTGCCACTGTTCGCCGCAGTAATCGACGGGTATCGCGGTGCGAGTCCCATGAACCTCTCGGGGTTGGCCGCAGTGTTACCGTAGATAATCGTTTGGGCAACCTGCTGGTTCATCCCCTCCAGAAACGCAACGTTCTCCGAGGCACGAAACTCGGCGCTATTACCGTTCAGGTCGGCAATGTCTTTATCGACCTCTGCGTACGCCTCGAGGTTCCCAGTCGTATCTATCACGGGAGCCGTAGTCGATTTGCCGCGCGCCGCTCCGTAGTTCAGCAACCGCCATGTCGCTGTCGGAATACCCGTCCGGACAGTGGTTTTGTGCCCGGTCGGCAGATTGCCCTCCAGCACAAGCATGTCCTGAAGGATTTCGTTAGTCTGCGACAGCAATTCGATGATCGTACCGATACGGTAGCCGTCCTCGACTCGTTTCGCCCAGTCAGCATACGTTAGTACGTTTGTTCCAAGAGTTGCCATAACTCAATCCCTTTCTATTGACCGATCTTCGGTCCGCCACTGTGAGGCCCGTTCGGATAGAATGCCTCTCCTATCGTCATCGGGCGCTGAGTCACCGCATTACCCTGCGCGTCTCGCTGTGGAGGGTTCCCGCGTACCGGACCGCCTTCAGTGAGCGCTTTGGCCCACTTTGCAAGGGTCCGTACAATCGCGGGATGGTTCCCTGCACCTGTAAACGTCAGTGCCTCGCGGAACTTCGGATCGGACAACTCAGGATCGTTTGCAACTTTTGCGAATGTCTGCAACGTTCCGGAGAGCTTGTCTCCCCCAATATCCTTATCGGCCTTGATCTCAGTCTGCCAATCCTGCTGCTGTTTGTCCCACTGCGCTAGCAGTGTTTCGTTAGCAGCTTTGGTCTGCTTCGCAGCAAGGTCGATCAACTTCTGTGCGACCGGGCCACTAAGCTTATGCTCGGTCGCAATGTTCTTGAAATCGTCGTACAGTGCATCCTCCCGAGTAAACCCCTCCGGGAACGTGATCTTCTCCGCATCAAACTCGGCCGCAGTCGACTCGCCACCAAGCAGTGAGTCGCCAGCTTCGGCTGGCGACGGCTCAGCCGCCGGAGTAACGGGTGTATTCGTCGGCTCCGGCGCTGGAGTCTCCGTCGGTGGTGGGGTCGGCGGTGTCGCCTCCGGCGACGGGCGCGGATCGCTCACTATACATCTCCTTCAGCATCTGTAAATACATATCAGGGTTGGCCTCGGCCATCTCCGCAACGAGTCGAAGCCCTGCGTTCCTCTCGCCCTCGGCATGTGCCATCACGAGTGCGTTACTCGCAAACGAGGTAGTAAAAACGTGCAGAGTGGCGAGGTGGTTGTATAGCCACTTCCGACCCGCTGGGTCAGCCATCAGCCGTCCTAGCGCCTGTAACTCACTTATCCGTCGGGTCCGCGCTGCGTTCACTGCCCTTGTCCTCCGAGCATCAGTTGCAGCGCGTTGATACCACCACCCACATCAGTCTCACTGAGTGTCTTCGCCCCCTGCACGCCAGCGCCCGCCACCTGCGCCATCTCCGCAGCCTGCTGCTTCTGCGCATTGGCCTGATCAATCGCCTCGGCGTCCTCAGTCGCCTTAACGAGCTTCGGACTAACTCCAAGGGCTGTAGCGTAAACATCGATCGTGTTGTACTCATCCAGCTTGTTCAGGATGTTCGGCTTGACAGCGGCCAAGTTCCCTGCGAACGCCCACAACTTCTCAATACCCGCCGTGGCCAGTCCCTTCTGTGCAACTGCCAGCATCGACACATAATCAACCTGGATATGGGTCGGCGCGCCAGTGATCTCCCGCGGCGGCGGCGGGAACAGTCTCCCCCGCCACATAATGTCCCACACTCGATCGATGGCCGAACCGAGTCCTTCGGAGTTAGACAGGATGCGCTCGAGGACTGGTCCGAGTAGGACCAACTTCTCCTCACGGCGGGCGTCGATCTCAGTCGCGGTCCGAACAGTCTCAAGATCGGTGATACCTGTGAACAGGTCGTTGTGGAACGTAATCTTGATCCGCTGCTGCACTTCCCGAATGTCTTGCATCATCTCAGCTATCGGCGGCATCACAGTATAGACAGGGCGCATACCCTCCCGGTCGCGCCCAAGGCCGCTGATATACGTTACGCCGCCGGGCAGTAGGGAAGCCGGCTGGTTTTTAAGCTGAACGTCCGCCAGCATCGGTGGGTTCACCATCTTGTCTATAGCCTGCGCCTTCCGCCGAGTCTCCTGCTGGAGTTGCTTGGTGTCGCCCAGCGCATCCATCCCTGGGGACCGTCCGTAGGGATCGTTCGACTGCACATCCCACCGTGGAGTCATACAGGGCCAACTGTTGAAGCCTTTTGCCGCCAGCAGCGTGTTATTGGCCGATCCGATCTCCCAGTACACCTCCCGCCACTGAAACTTCTTCGGAACGATGCTGAAATCGCCAGTGTTCGGCTCGACAAGGTGCGCCACCATCTTTTCCAGCGTCATCGACGCGCCCTGCTTGTCACGCACAGCGATCCGTACCTCTTCCGAGACCTTTTCCTCGCCGAACCATGTCACCAGTTGGCTATACGTCTGTGTGAACTCCCGCGCTACCGTAGCCACCTCAAGTTTGTCGTTGAGGTCGAAGTAGAACTCGCCCAAGCACGGGTTGAAACAGTGTATTACATTCTCATAGTCCTCGTAAATCAAGATGCAGGCGCTGCCAAACACTACCAGGTCAAAGTACATCATAGCCATCGACTGGTAGAAGTTCGACTCTTGAAACACCATCAGCATTCTATGTTCGCACTCTTCCAGCCACTCACTTACCGACTCAATGGTGTCCGTACCCTCGATCTTGAGTTTGAACCACGGCCGAGTCGGCGATGTGACCCCACTCATCATCCCGCTCGCGAGCGTTCGAGCGGCAAGCGTAGCGGTCGAGTCCACTATCTTGTTGTTGATCTGCGAACCGCGGCTCTGACCGTTAGTGGTCAACAGCCAGCGGTAACGACGCGGAAGGATGTAGTCAGCTAACTCCTGCCAATGCGGCATCCACGAGCTTCGCGTCGAGCGCAGGCCAGCCAACCGTCCCTCGGCGTAAGTGCGGTAACTCTCTTT